ACGTCCTGCATCGACATAACGCCATTGTGCATGGCGGTGACGGCTGCGTTAATTTCCTTCTGAGGATCGACCCACTGCCAGCCGCGTGGACGGAAACTTGAAGCAGAAGCAAACTTGTCAAAGCGTGATACCGGAATTGGTATCAAACCGAACTCCATAACATGCCGCAGCCAAGTGTTGTAAGCGGGGATGACAAAATGCTCCATCAGGAACTGCTGCATCATCTTGTAAGAATCGCGCTCTTCCAATGCACCCTGACGGATGGAACTGTAGGATGTCCCCTCCAAATCGTTCGACAGCGCAGCGTAAGATACGCCAAGGCCAGACGCGATACCGCGAATGATGCCCTTCTGGAAATCAGAAAAGGCAGTGGCTGGATGCGACGGGTCGAACGGCTTAAAATCAACGCCGTTAGGCAACTGGTGGAATGTACCAGGTTCAGCATCGATGATCGGGACAGTGTTGTCGTAATCGTCGGCTGGAGCATCTTCGCCAGTGTCTGAGGTGAAAAAGCCCATCTTGGACGCAGCCATACGCGATGCGACCAACTCAGCCTCGCGGTGAGCGTTGAGCATCTTCAACTGGCTTATGGCTGGTGACATCCAAGGCTCACCCCGTGTCTGACCAGCGCGAAGCGGATCGTAAACGTGAATGATATTCTTGGCGTCAATCCGATCTGAAGCATTCACAGAGATAGCAGAAAATTCTGAATCGCCTGGGTGACGCTTCTTCACCCAGTAAGCAACGGGCCGCTGCATCTCATCAACCTCAATGCCCATGCGGATTTCGCGTCCATTACGCAGCTTCTCGTTCTTCTGCTCATCAATCTGGTCAGATTCGATGGGGTGGAATGCAATGCCGTGGATAAACGAACGGTTGCGGACAATCTGCAAGAATGCTTCGCCGTCACGGGCGGTGGCTTCCATCACATACTTCTGCAAATCGATCCAGCTTAGGCGACCATCTGCTGTGCAATTGCCCTTTAGAGCAAACTGGTAGAAGCTGTCCTCAATGATCTGGTTGCCAATGGCATCTAGTGATCCGTTAGTATTCCGCGCCTTAACTTGCAGGGTCATGCCCTTTTCACCAACCACGTTGGTCTTCAGCAAGTTAAGAAAACGCTTAACGTAAACATCATTCCGCGCCAGTTCACGCGAACGGTTGCGCATCAGGACAAGGTCAGGGCGCAGTTCGCTGTCAGGGCTACGGCTAGATGCCATAAAGTCGGCAAAGAGCCGACCTGTGTTCGCAGCGTGATAATTACGCTTCGCTACTTTGTTCTTTTTCTGGGGCAAGCCCAGTGCTTCACGCCACAAACTCATAGGAAACGCACCTTCATCGTGGTCTTGGTCGGCTTTCCAAGAGCAATAGCGTTATCGCGCCGCTCCTTTAAAACTTCCTTGCGATAATAATCACGCCATTGCAGCAAGTCTACAATGGACATCTTGGCAATGGATCGACCCTGAATGGAGTAAGAAGATACATCCTTGTCGGCGCGGCCAACCAGTAGTGACTGAATCTTGTCCAGCATAATCTCAGCATGGCTGCGTGGATCAGCGCCATTATTGTCAAGGTCTTGAACCAATTCAAACTCGCCACGCTCAACCACAATCCGGTTGCCGCTTGACGTTTGCGTAACTTCAAGTTGCCAATGGTAAAAGCCTGAAACAAAAGCAGCGGATGTTGCGCTGCTGACCGTAAACAAATAGTATTTACTTGTTTCAGTAGCTGCTATTTGTATCTCACTTGTGCCACCAGCGGTGATCCGCGCAACATAGTTGGCAGAGTAAAGTGCAGGAGGGTATGTCTCTGCAAGGGAAGACTTCTTCCACTGAACAAAATCGCCAACGACGATTTTCAGTGGTTCGCCCTCTGGTGCTTCGTTCTCGTCAAAAAGATTAGCCATTATCCCTCAGCGCCAGTTGTTAGCAAAGCCACCCCTGCGGACAGCTTTTTTACCACCCGCTAAAGGATGGGGTTTATCAGCTTCTTCCGCATTTGGCAATTTATGCTTTTCCATGTTAGCATAAAACTTACGAGCCACGCTATCCATATTTACATTTAGGATCGTAAGTGCCGCAATTGCGTACACTCTAACGTCTAAAGCCTCGTTTCTTGTTCTGGTTTTGACCCAGACCCGCGACGGAAAACCCTTGTGGTATCGGATCATCTGCTTTTCGGCAGTCAACTGTTTAAAGTATTCATCATCCCGCTTGGCTGGAAAGTGACAATAACCTGGGCCAGCCTCGTCCATCTTTAGGCGCGAGTAATGCACTTCCTTCGCAGTATCAACGCCAATGGGGTAGAGCGGAACCCTGCCGATGTTGTTCTTGGACGGACGCCCGACAATCGGCTTGCCCTCGCCGCCAACACCCTTAATGGCAAACACTCTGTGTCCGGCCCTAGTCTTGGCATAGTTGTAAACGGCCCGTGTGTGGTGTCCGCCAGTATCAATACAGGTAGCGCGGACAAGCATTGGCTCACCGCACGGATGCTCATAGGTCGCCAGCAAGACCTCATCGACCTTGTGCCATAGCTGCGTGGTGGACGGATCGCCATAAATCACATGGTAATCGACTTGCCAGCTTTCTTCGCCAGCGCCCCAGCCCACAATCTCCACTTCGACGCGGTCATCCTGAACGTCGGCTCCAGCCGTCAGCAGCACCACCTCATCAGGGATGCCTTCGTAATCTTCCTTGCGCTGGGCCACCGAATAATCATCGACGCCCTCGCCAGCATCTTCCCATGTCTCACCAAGGAAAGTGTTAACGAAGGTTTTGAGCCGCATTGGGTTCTTCCGAGCCGCCAGAAACTCTTCGATGGCGTCAGATAGGACCGACCAGGGCGAGTAGAGTGCGTTCAGATGGAACCCAGCCACGCCATTGAACGGCGCGAAAGCCACCCATTCACCGTTTCGGACAGCCCTGTGCCGCTCCGTATCGGACCAGACCGACCCACATTCGGAGCAGTGATATGCTCCAGTGCTGGGATTATCGTCAGTCCAAGTCACGTTCGACCACGCCAAAACCTGTTTATGGCCGCAATCGTGGCATGGAACCATAAACTTGCGCTGGTCGCTTTCCATATATGCGGACTCGATCCGGCTCCCACCCTTATTTGTAGGCGTGGATACTAGAATGATCTTCCTGTTCCAGAATGTAGCGGCTCTTCGTTTGGCAAGAGATATAGGGTCACCTTCTTCCCCAGCAGAAGGAGGATATCGATCAACTTCATCGCAAAGAACAACACGAATCGGACGAGAAGCAAGGGAACTAGGAGAATTAGCGCCAACAAGAGATAAAGCGCCACCAGGGAAAACTTTGTGTAGAGTAGTATTGTTTGCATCTTTAGCCTTACTGTCTTTGACCTTGTCCCGAAGGCAAGGGGTTGAACGGAGAAGACCCGCAGTGACGCGGTCCTTCGAGAACGACTGAGCCATGTCCACGGTTGGCTGCATCATTAGGATTGGCGCAGGATCGTGAGCCATGTGGTAGCCAATTGTGTTGAGCAGCATCTCAGACTTGCCAAGCTGCGCACCGCACATCACCACAACCTCTTTGACGAGCGGGTCCGAACAGGCATCCATGATCCCGCGCTGATATTCAGCCCTCGCCGTAACCCATCGACCCGGCTCCGAACTGCTCTGCGAATCTAGCCGCCGTTCATGGTCAGCCCACTGCGCCACACTCATGCGCGGAGGTGGCGTCATCTGGTGCATGGCCTTCGCCATTAACTCTAATGCGGCCTGTCTGGTGGCTTGTTCGATCATACGATTATCGTTCGACCCTTTTTAGGGCGACCAACCTTGCGCTTAGGCTGCTCTACAACCGCCGTTTCCTCTGTGGCCTCCTGCGTCACCGATCCGGTGCGGACAGGGTCAATGCTTGGCTGGTAGTTAGACAATTCGGTCAGAGCCTCGCGGATCGCGTTCTCCAAATAATCCTTGGCAACAACAACATCTGTCTCTGTGGCTAAAATTGGCGCGACTTTAGTAGGCAGGGCCAGAAACTTTGCTTTACAGGCGTGAAGGACGCTCTCCCAAGCCGCCACCACATCATTGGTCATGCACAAAGTGCCGCGAATCTTGGCGAGTTCCAGTTCTGCGATTTCGGCTTCGGCGCTTATCTTTCTGGTACGGGCTTCTTCGTATGTCTGAAAAGACACCTCCGGCCTAAGCATACTTTCTGAACCAGCTTTTTTTCTGCCTTCATGTGTCAAAGTTTAAGCCGATCTTGCTATAATGTATTCTCATTCTGTCTGCCGCTTCCGGCTTCAACATATGCAGCCACTTAGATGGGTGGTGCGCATGTTTAGCTGAATTACACGACCAACACAACACCATCACATTTGTGGCGGTGTGTCCGCCGCCTAATTTGAGCGGTACAATGTGGTCAAGCACTTTATCATCTCGCTCCATCCAGCCATCGCAACATGGGCAGACTTCAATCGAAAACATCTTGTTCATCAGTTCGGTTGTAATCGAACCGTCTGACCTTTCATTGATGATAGATTGCCTTCTTACGTTACCGTTCCATTCGCCAGAGTGAACTTTTGCTGATCGACATGGTTTGCATGTCTTTTGGCAACCGTCTTTCATTCTTTTGTTTGGTGAGAAGTCGCTGAATGGTTTGCGCAACTTACAACTGGAGCATTCCTTAGTCTGCGTTTCTAAGTCGTGAGCAATATCAGTTTGTGATCGAATTTTGTTAGAGCAACAATATTTCAATAGTTTGTTGGCTACATTTTCCCTAGGCCAATCAGAACGAGGTTTGGATTCCCCGCACTTTTCGCATTTTAGCAACTCTGCTTGGCGCTTTTGCATTCTTTCGATCTTTCTTCTTTTTGCTTCAGCCGCAAGTGCGGGACGCCTACGATCTGCAAGGCGCTTATTCGCATAACCCATGCACTGCCTACAGTGACTATCAGGTATTTCTGTGCGTTTCACAAACGCCGAGGGTTCCTTGCTTTGTTTACAGTTGGTGCAAAGCCACAAACCATCCCTAAGCCGCCTAGACACAGCAGAACTCTTGGCTTTTTCGCCATTGAATTGGCGACCATCAGGCAATCCGTCTTTTCTCAATAACATGAGTTTTACTAACATTTATAGGATTCTTAGTCAACAGCCCCAGCCTGACACTGCTTTTTATTCGGGCTCCTAATCACCCGCACGGCGTATTTGCCCCATAGGACCCGTTTTTTATAAGCCACAGACAGGGCCACAGGGCCAGCCACAGGGCCACCACAGGCACGAAACGCGATGCCCTGCTACCGTAGTAGCGGACCGCAACGGCATGGCCTGAAACGGCCTTAAAATCGCCCTATGCATAAACGCCAAAAGCCAGCGCAAGGGCTGGCCATGCCTATGCGCAAGGCACAAAAAAAGAGCCGCAAAAGCGGCCCCTAGTTT